TTCTTTCTCCTGCAGTGCTGTCTGCTACAGTGATAACTGCTTTAATACCATCATAGCTTGCTACAGCATAAGTTGCAATAGCTGTTTGCGATGTAGAAGAAGTAGAAGCAGTCTGTGTATCAAATGCCTCAAGAGTACTGTTAATCCAAGCAGAACCACTCCACGTCAACACCTGACCTGTTGAGGCACTTGTAATAGTTACATCACCAATATCATCAAGAGTGTTAATTGTAGGCACAGATTGGAAGCTGAGTGTACCAGAACCATTTGTCTGCAGGAACTGACCATTGGTGCCATCAGATGTAGGTAGAGTAAATACGCCAACAAAGGTATTCAAGTTGGCATCATACGCTTGTACAGTAACACCAATGTTTGTGTTTAGAACAAATCTTGCATCCGCTGTAGCTTGAGTATACGTGTTAGCTACGATGAAGGCACCATAGCCAATAATGTCTACAATGTCACCAGAAGTTGCGCCAGTAGCAAGAACAATGCTTGTGCCACTTGTTGCAGTAAAGTCTGTGCCAGCAACTAGCTTCACACCATTGAGGTATACGTCAACAAATCCTATGTCATAGTTTGCGCTAAACGTAGTCTGGCTTGCAGTGGCAGTGTACACAAAGCGTTCAGCAGTACCATTGACAGCAGAGCCTGCATCGTTCCATGCGGCACCATCATACACCCGCATCTTGTTAGACACAGTGTTGAAATACAGCGCACCAGTAAGAAGCGGATCACCATCATTATCAAGTGTGGGTTCTACACTTTTAGCGCCAAGATAGCGATCATCAAAGCTATCGTATGAGTTAGCAGCAGATGTAGCACTTGCAGCGGCAGCGGCGGCACTAGCTGCAGCGGAAGTGGCAGAGCCAAGAATGCCATCAACATACGTCTTGTTAGTAGCATCGTTACCGCTAGTAGGCGTACCAAGACCAGTGACCTTGTTACTGCCCATAGCAATATCACCCGTCATGGTTCCACCAGACAGGGACAGTTTAGTTGCAATACTATTTGTTACTGTAGTAGCAAAGTTAGGATCATCGCCAAGTGCAGCAGCGAGTTCATTGAGTGTATCAAGTGTGCCGGGAGCCGAGTCAACAAGATTGCTTACAGCAGTATCAACATAACCTTTAGTGGCAGCATCAGTGGAATTAGTCGGAGTGCCAAGGTTGATGATCTTGTCACTAGTCATGTCAATAGTGCTAGTGACTGTCAGTGTTCCACCAACAGTTATATTACCAGTTGTGGTAATGGCATCAATGTATCCGTGTGACCAGTAGTTACTTGTGTCACCAAGAGTGTAGGTGCTATCTGCAGAAGGAATGATGTTAGATGCAACATCTGCTGTAATGATTACAGTATCCGACGCATCGCTGCCGAGCACAGTATTGCCATTTGCAGTAACAGTGCCAGTAAAGGTAGTCGTGCCAGTTACACCAAGATTACCGCCGACAGTAACATTGCCTGTTGTAGTGATGGCATCAATGTAAGCAGACGACCAATAGTTACTACTATCACCAAGACCGTATGTACTGTCCGCAGAAGGAATGATGGCAGAGGCAACATCAGCCGTAATGGTTACTGTGTCAGTATTGGAGTCACCAATGATTGTGTTGCCATTGACTGTAAGATTGCCAGTAAGCGTTGTGTTTCCTGCAACACTAAGCGCACCGCCAACTGTAGCGTTGCCTGTAGTCGTGACAGCATCCATGTAGCCATGCGACCAATAGTTGCTACCATCGCCAAGTGTGTAGGTGCTATCGGCAGACGGGATAATATTAGATGCCACATCTGCAGTAATAGTAACAGTATCTGTTGCAGCATTACCGAGTGTAGTATTGCCATTTACTGTTAGGTCATTAGTGGCAGTAACATTACCAGTAAATGTAGAGGCACCAGTCACATCAAGAGTGCCAGCAATGGTAGCGTTCTCATCAACAGTCAGTGTATCAATCTTGGCTGTGCCATCGAGATACAAGTCTTTGAACTCAACACCACTAGTGCCAAGATCAATGTCATTGTCTGTTACAGGAACAATGACGCCATCTTGAATACGAAGCTGTTCTGTAGCTGCAGAGGATACTTCAACAAAGAATTGAACACGATTGTTAACAGTATCGATGACAACTTTGTTTAGGCCATCAATGTCAGCAATAAGCGGAACATACGAGCCTTCATCTGCAGTGCCATCATGCTTGTGACCTGTAGCGCCTGTAACATCAAAGTCAAAGGCATCACGAAGAGCGTTAAACTCAGTGTTAATAGGCGCAGCACGGACTACTGCGGTAGGTACAATATCTGCTGTGGATTGCCGCGTGTAGCCGCTCATCTGTTATCTCCTGTCTGCCAGACCATACGTAATCGTAATGGCTTGGATAGTATGGCTTGGCGTCGTATTGTTAGTCACAAAGGATATTGACATTGAGTTACCTGATCCCGCAATATTAGTCTTGCGTACGGGTGAAGGATTGCCATCATAAATGTCTGTAGTATCAAACGTAGCTATTCCGTATAGTGCCGCAGCACCTGCAGTTGTGACACTGTAGTTAGCAGGAATAGCAATTTCAGAGTCACCATAGTTAAAGTTAATGCCTACACTAACTGTAGTCTCACCTTCTGACAACATGTATGTCTTGAGGTTGTAAAAGACTTTACGAACTTCAGGATCATCCATGTAGAAGTATGGCGTCTGATAAAGACTGAAGATTTCGTCACCATCAAAGGTGTAGCCACGTTCTTGCCTAAAGACTTTGCCTGTATTGTCACCATGAATGACAAACTCAAACTGCCCAATGTAGCCACTGTCTACACAAGTAACACCAATCCCTGTAAGCTGGCTATACTCAAAGGTAGACTGAGCAGCAGGGCTTTGACGAATGGCACCCAAGATTGACAGAGCTTCAGCGTTATCGAAGAACAGCCTGAATTGTGACTTCTTACGCAGAACAACAGTACGAATTTTGCTCAAGTCTTCGTTGCGGGTGTAGAGTTCAAAGATATCTTGAATCTCACGCGACACAGTTTCTAGTTCAACGTCACCAATCTTTGATGTACCAGATACAGGACGTATGCCATCAGGGCCAAGAAACAGAATGTCTCCACCGAACTCCATTACGCTTTCACTGGCAAGGCAACCAAGATCAGACGTAACTTGCTGCACAACAAAGTTGCTGATGTCAGTGCCTACAAGACGCTTAATCTCACGCTGCCCAAAGATGTAAAGCTGATCACGAAATGCCTTGATCTGTACAATAGTGAAGCCTACATTAATGACACCAGCACCATTGGCAGGGCTAAAATCTGTTTCATCAAGAGGGGCAGAGAAGAACAGGTTGTAAGGCTCTGTTGCATCTCCTGCTAGAAACAGGTGGTTAGAGAAAGCTGCAGCATACTTAGGTGCGGTAGGAGCATTGGTAGCTGTAATCTGTGTATAGGTAGAGCCATCATATTTGGCAGCAGGGTTAATGCCATCAGTAAGCACAAAGACTTCTTGTGTCCAGTTGTAGCTTACGAAACGAACAAGATCAACACCTGTCATCGTAGGGGAGCCAGCAGTCGTAACGGCAGTCCAACCTATGACTGTGGGCGTAGCTGTAACAGTGCTGCTAAACGAAGAAGTAGCGCCAGTGATAACATTGCCAGAAGCAAACACAGCAGAAGGAATGCGGCCAAAGTCTACAGTGAGGCTGTTGGCAGCTTTAGCTATCACTACACCAGTAACAGCAGTAGAAGTAGTAAGTGTCTCACCTACAGTGAAACTAGTACCAGTGCCAGCAGTAACAGATACTGTGTAGTAATGGTTAAACCAATGAAGGTAGTTGTTGCCTGAGGACGGCTTCCTGCAGCCAAAGATACCTTGATTGATGTTTCCATTGACTGCTACACCTAATACTTTACCAGTTCCCGGCAGAGTGCCATAGTCATTGAGATAGCCATTAATCTTACGATAGCCGCCTTGCAGTGCAGGCTCATAGTTGATAAGCCGAATAGCACTGCCCGATAGCTGCGATGCTTGCGTAAGCGGGTCTTGATTCTTAATCAAGCCGCCATTGCAGACTGCAGCAAAGGTACGGAGATTATCAGGCATCAGAAGCCGTCAGTTGAGTAGAAACCAACACGAGCAGGACGAGTAATGACTGAAGTATCCATACGCAGGGGCGGATCAACAAGAAGCCTGCGCATCATTTTGACACCTTTATCAAACTTGTCACGATAGAACGCATACGACTGATCGTTAGACCTGAACTGCATCATGTACATCATGGCACCATCAATGATGACATGTTTAAATCTGTCAGGAATGGCGCATGTGTCTGTAGCCTGCGAGAGATCAGCAGGGAATTTCCAGTAGCGGTATTCTACAACGTATGCCGCATCAGGCAACGGAGAAACACCAAACTTTTGATCAAGCGTCATGTAAACATAAACAGGCACAGCGTAGCCGCCACTGCCTGCTTGATCCTCATTGGGACGATGATACTTGATATATTCATCATAGGTAAGCAGCACAAGACGCTGAGGCATATTCGTGTCATTCAGTTCACGAATGTAAAAGGTATCCCAATCAGCCTTAGAGTAGTCAGCAGGAAAGCTGTAGACACCCGTGCCGCTAACAAGTGTCTGCGTAGTAGTCTGCAGAGTGAAGTACCACTCTTGAGCATCTTGTAGAATTTCACGAATAGACGAGTTCACAGCATCCTTAGCCAAAGCCTGCACATTACGCACAGTACTAAAATCATTAACGTCGATCTGAACCTCATTCAGACGACGCAAGACTTCATTTGTGAGGTTAAGGAAGGTTGTTGACACAAGCGTATCCTACATGTGAAGATGGGGAGGGCAACTAAATGCCACCCTCCCCGTTAGTATATTACGCAAGCTGATCGCGGTCAACTTCGTTAGCTTCACGATCATCAGCACCAAGATCGCTGATGTCCATGAGCATAACCCAGATACGGAGCTTACCGCCAGTGAGCGTACCCGTTTGCGTAGCAAGCAGAACGTCAATGGTGTCAGCAGCCGAAACCGTGATGGGAAGTTCAGCAACGACGGGCGACGTAAACGCGCCAACCGCAGCACCATCAAAGTCAAAACCGTCAGCAAGGAAGTCAGTGTTGCCGCCAGTGAAGCCGATATCAAGCGTCAGGTCAGTCGAAGTACCCGTCATAGCCGACATGACTTCCGCACCACAGGTGAGGATGACAGTCTTGGCAGGGATCGACAGAGCTTGAATGATATCGCCTTGAGCGAGAGCAGAACCCTTCGAGGTAACAGCTTCAGCAAAGTTAAGCGTGTTCT